CAGCCTTTTCGGAGGCTTCCTTCAAACCTCTATACTTGAAAAGCATTTCTGCTTCATCAGGCTTTAGTCGATATCGTTTGTTTTCACTCATACATATTTATTGACCACCTTACCAGCTAAGAATAAAAAACCTCCTACAATACAAAGCCCAATAATTAGCCACATATAGTTAGGTTTTTTACTTGCTTTTGCTTTCTGTACCTCTACTCGTGTTTCCATTCTTATCGTATCGCGGTGTATCTTGTATTCAATTCTTGTTTCTAACCGTGTTTTTGGCACAAAAACGTTCTGATAGTGTACTATTGTGTCCTTACTACTGAAGTATTTTTCATATACAATCGTGTCGTGTTTCACTACTGGAATAGAATCAATTGTTGCTATTCTTATCGTGTCGCTTGAAACGAGAGGCTCTAAGCCCTTTTTAAGAGCCTTCCTATAGTGATAGTTAGCCGAGCAACTAAATAGCGTTAAAACGCAAATAAAGCTATAAATTCGCATATTCTTCCTGTACATTGAAGCACGGACAAGCTTTGTTAGCGTATTCGTTGTGACCGTGAATCGTCATATCTTTGTTGTACTTGTATATTAATTCGTGCATAAGTTTTATAAGGCTGTCTTTCTGTGCTTGTGTTCGTGTATCTTTTGGCTTACGCATATCCTTAGCCATGCCTCCGACGTAACAAATGCCAATGCTACCTATATTCTCATAGGCGCAATGAGCGCCGATTCTGGATATATCACGACCGACCTCTATTTTACCGTCAATATGCACGAGGAAGTGGTAGCCGATATCATTGAATCCTCTTTTTAAATGCCACCGCCTTATGTCAGCGACATCATGCTCACGTCCTTCAGGGGTTGCCGTGCAATGGATTATGATTTTATCTATCCTTCTCATTTATGTTCTTGAAGTCTTGAGTAACTTCTTTGGCTCTTGCAAATAGGTTCTTAAGCGATTCCCAAAGGTCGATATTTTTAACCGCCTTGTAGTTTTCGTTTATACTTATAACCTCGATTGACACCAATACTAAAGCAAGAATTTTTGTTGTCATTAGCTCCACGCTAAAGAATGTCAAAACAATGTCATTTAAGATGTAATAGTCGATGAGGTAAAACAGCATAACCGTAACCTCATACAATAGAATCTTAGAAATTACAGAACTAAGTTTTCTGGATGTAATCGGTGTGCCAAGCTTGCGAGATTTCCAAACGCCCGTCAAGGTATCTAAAATTACAGAAACACCGATTAAAATAAGTATGCCTGATATAGGCAAAAAGAAGCTGCTAACAATTGCGAGTAATTGCATAGAATAGTTATTTAGTTTAGTTAGTAGCAAAAGTAATTGTAATTTCATCGCTCTATGTATTCAACCAGTTGGTAAGTAAGGTAAATTGCAAGAAAACAACCAATGCACCGTAAGTGAAAAGCACCACTCCAAAACAAGCTAAACGCCGAAAGGTATCCAGCAATGAAATAAAGTATCGATAGCGCTTTAGTATGCATTATTCTACAGGTAAAGGTTCTGACCACTTATCGGTAGCCATAAGTTGTAAAGCTTCTTCGTGATTCATTGCTTGTAAAATCTCTACGCTTCCGTCAATAATAAAGGTAGGTACTGCATCGTACTTAATTACAAACTCCGTTTCATCTAAACTTTTGCGAATTGTTTCTGCTGAAGTTTCGTGTATCTGTGAAAAGTCAATCAATCCTAAATCTGTTATGCTAATTGTTGCGTATGTTTCTGCTATTTTCTTACTCATTTTTTATTCGTTTTTATGTAGGTACATCTGTTATAATATTTCCGCTCGTCATGTTTGTCATTGTTCCGTCATTGCTTCCTTTGTTATCGCTTAGAGTCGGGAAAGAGTCAGAATCTCCCATGCGCCACCACGAGACTAAACTTGAATAAGTAGATAAGTCAGACGGCACACCCGAACCATAGATAGCCGATATGTCACTTGCAGATAGTTCTGAATTGAAAACCGCTACCTCGTCAATTCCACCGTTAAATTCAAATCCAATACTACTAGAATTTCCTCTAGCCCCAATCATAAAATCCGGTGATTGTGCATTAATATTATTTGGTGCGACATCATGAATTGTGTTTGTTGCTAAAACAGAATTATCAAAATACATAGTAACTCCTGATGCAGCTCTACTACCATCATAAGTAACTGCTAAATGGTGCCAATTACCATCAGAATGAGTAGTAACACTATTAGAACGCACATTTATATAAGCATTCCCATTAAAAGTGCCTAAGAAAAAAGAAAGCATGTTATTACTTACCATATTTAATGCATACCCTGAAAAAGGCCCTAAATTAAGCATTCTTGCAACCATCATTTGAGTTCCTTGTTGAGATGTTTTATACCAACAACTAATTGAAAATGCATCCGCGCCGGTGTTAGATGTAGCTAAAACATTGCCCATAGTTACAAAATCATCAACTCCGTCAAACCTTACGCTCTTTGTGTTAGTAAAAGACGGAGTAGTTGCCGTTCCTATATTAGTCTCGCCACTTGCGCTTGACTCGTATATTTTGCCCCATCGAATAGCATTATCAATTGCGCCTTTTCCGTAGCCGTTTGTATTGTTTACTGAAGCTTTACCCCAATCTATTGTATTCGCCATTTTTTTATGTTGTTATGTCTCCAAACAAATACCAAGTATCTGTCGCCACTTTTAATATTGTTGCTACTGCGTATTGAGCTGCAAGCTTCGTCTTTCCACCGCTTGAGTTTACCGTTACGCCTGATGTTGGTGTAACCGTTATTTGACCTGCGCCGCCTTGAATTATTTCAATCCGTGTTCCAATAGGAAAAGCCGTTCCTGCGTTTGTTGGTATTCTTGCATCTATTGAACTACCGTTTGTAATTATAACGGTTTTATGGGCATCAGTCAAAACAAGGTTGTAAGTTGTAACCGTTTGCTCGTTTAACGTACTATCTTTAAGCTGCGCTCCGCTTATCTTTTTAGATGCAAAACCTCCAGAACCATCGCTTTCAGCTATAGCAAATAAATCCGTGCTTGCAAGGTTGTTACTTTTTGCCGTTATCTGACTTATCTTGATGTCCGCCATTCTCTAATTTTTGTAAATAAATTCTAAGTTTCTCAATGTCTTTTTTCTTTGCCTTATATCTTACATTACCCATCCTGTAAAGTTTACGTCATCGCTCGGAAAAACGTCTCCGTCGCTGTTACTCGTGTACTCAGGAAAAGACGATTGATTAAAGTTCATATACTGAACAAAACGCTCTTTGTAGTGCATAGCCGTTTGCATCGCCTTTCCTTCCAAATAGTCTATTTCTTCTTTTGATACCGTATCGCTATTCTCGGAGTTGTGTTTGTAGATTCCTTTGGCTGAAATCGTATAAGCCCCGTTAGGCAAGTATCTTGCATAAGCGAAATGTATCAAGCAATCTTTTATGTAATCATTCAATAAAGATAAATAAGGGTCAACTAAATTACTTGCAACAATATCCGCCTGAATCTTTTTAAGCAAATCCGTTCCGAGCATTTCCTGGATTTCTATATCTTGACTGATTTTGATGTACTGGATAAAAGTATCCGTGTCAAGGTTTCCGTTCATTTGCGTGAATCGTACTATATCGTCTCTTGTTATGAGTAATGCTGTTGCCATATCTTAGTCCCAATATTTTCTTGTTGCTGGATTGTTTGGAGAGTATCCTTTAGTCCGTGTATCTCTTGGTTTAATGCTAACCAAAGGCTCGTTTGTTACTCTATATCCGTATGTCCTTGCTTTGTTCGTGCTTATTTGTGTGCTGTCGGCTGCTCCAATAGAAGCATTTTTTCGTGTGCTTAAATACGTTCTACGCTCCCATTTATGATTACATCGTGGGCCGCCTTTGTGCAACCAAATTGAATAAGTGTCTGCGCCAAATTCTCCGAATCCAGGATTTACCGCTTTGTTGGTCATTGCAAGTATATCCTCTTTACGATATATCTTTGCCGCTCTCATCATTGCTCTGCAAAATTTCCTCTCAGGCGCATTGCCTCCAACGTATTTGTATCTTACCTTAAAGTATTGCCCTTCGATTTCTTTATCTTGCTCACTTGATTTATTTGGAGCTGCTCTTCCAGTTCCTACAAGATTAACAATTTTTGACAATAGGCTTGGTTTAGGTTTCAAATCGTCTTCCCATTCTTGAACTTCTAAGTCTAAGCCATCCTCTAAGTCGTAATCTACTTCTCTTTGGTCTATAAGCTCGAAGTTCTCTTCGTCTTCGTCTTCGCCTAAGTCTATAAATTCTTGCAAGTCTTTGTTTACCTCGCTTAATTCTAAGCCTGTCTCTTCCTCTTTCTGCTCGTCTGTTACTATATTATCCAAGTCGGTAAATTCAAGCGGTTTAAGCGTCTTAAAATACAAGTTTAAAGAGATGCCATTAAAAGCTAAAATCTCATCAAAGGCATCAATCAACAAATCTTGCATTGGTCGTATTACCATATTGTCGAACAAAATAAACGAGTTCTGCAATTCATCGGCGTTTGAACTGAATCCATTTGCGCTTGCTATGCCGAATAAAAGCGGCGAGGTTACGTTGTTGCCTAACATAATTTTTCTCAGGCATTCCTCTGCAAGTGTAGCGTAAAGGTCAGGCGCATCATTTACAGGCATTGCGTCGACGGTGGTCTTGGATTCTGCGTTTGAATTAAAGCTAACAATTACTTTCTCGCCTTGCGTGCCAGTTAATCCTTGCATAACCTTATGCTTAATCATTCGCTGTTGTTCCTCCGATGGTTGCCCATTGTTGAAGTTTACCACAACACGACTTGCGAAGCCATTGTTTACCTCGTTAATTAAGTAGTCGCTTATTGATTCCTCAAGGGTACAGTATGGTAACGCTCCGATATAATCAGGCAAAGCGTAGTATTTCAAACCTACCGAGTAAGGCTTTACATAATATATTTCTATTGGCTCATTTGAAAATCCAAACGCTGGTATTCTTTTAGGTTGGTAGTTCTTTGTATCCGTCCAGTCATCCGAGTAATAGTAAGCCTCAACCTTGCCCTCTTCGTTGCACTTTTCTGCTCGTAAAAGTTGAACAGGCATGTGATGTACTGCGGCTATTTTTTTTCGGTCTTTAGAGTAAATAACCTGCATGGCGCATTGCCCTAAAAGCTTTAAGTCACTTACTAAGTTTCTAACGTCCTCTTTCTTGAACATGGAAACCATTGCAGCGTACTCATTAGGCTTTTTGCTTGCATCTGTTGCATTTAATCCCTTTCCATATACCAAACGGTTAATGTTGTTTACAATCGCGTTTTGAGTAGTGCTATTTGTGTAGCAATCTATGAGAAACTGGAAGTAATTATTGTCATCCCCGAAGCTGACGAAATCGTCTTTTTTGTTTTCTGAAATGACGGGAGCTTCGTATGCTGCTAATTCTAAAATGTGTACGTCTTTACTCATATAATTATGAATTCATTGTTTGACGGTATGCTTGTATATTTACCTTCATTTA